GAACCGTAGCCGGTCGCCATCGAGGCGAGCGTCGTGCCCTGGCCCAACTGCGCCGCGGCGCGATCCTTGCCGTAGCCGGTGTAGAGGTCGGCGAGGCTCTTGTTGTTGGCGGTGAGCGCGTCGCCGGCGTGTTGCGCGATGCCGGCGCGCTGCCCGGCGATCTGCGGCGCCATGTTGAGGTAGGGCGACAGCCGGGACATGTAATCGTCCCATTGCTGATCGGCGAGATTGGCGCCGAGCCGGGTGGTCGCGTCGAGCGTGTTGCCCGAGGCGGCCATGCCGCTAGCGTTGGCGGCGCGCGTTGCGGCGTTGACGCCCTGATTGACCATGAAATTGTAGCCCGGGCCGGCCCGGAAATTCGACCGGGCGCGATCCTGGCCGGCGGCGCCGTTGACGCCTGCCGCATCGCCGTACGCCGAAAAGCCGCGATTGGCGCCCGCCGCGAGTGGCTGGTAGTAGCGATCCGCCTGATTGGCGTATTGCCGGATCGTCGCCGGGTTCTGGCGCAACGCCGCGGCCGCCGGATTAAACGTGTTTTTCAAGGTATCGAGGCCGCCGCCGTAGCCGGCCCGGACGTCCGTGCGGCCTTGCTGATAGCCCTGCCCGAGTTCGGCAAGCCCCAACTTGGCGCCCTGGCCGAGATAGCCACGCTGTTGATCAAGGCCCTGTTGCTGCAAGCCGGCGCCCCAAATCGCCGCATCGCGACCGGGCCTGCCGCTGAAAATGTCCAGGATTCCCATCCGACTTATCCTTCCATTATCCGAGCCAGCGCACGGTCACGTGACTGCCGCTCGTCATGGCCTGCGCGTTCGGCAGGAGCATCAGCCGAATCGCCTTGATGGTCAGCGCGGTTGTCGTGCCGGTGCCGATCCAGCCTTGCGACCAGTAGGTCCGGTGGAGCGAGGCCGCCGCGGTATCGATCGACTTGCCATAACTCTTCATATGGAACACCGACGTCGTCGACGGCCGCGTGAGCGTCAGTTCGGTCGAGAACGAGAACGGCACGACGGTGCCCTGATCGCTGCCGGCGGTGAGCGAGAGCGACGAGGCTGCGGCGCTCGCCGCCGTGGCGTAGGCGCTCGATCCCGTGTTGTGGACGGCCGCCGAGATCTGGTAATCGCTCGCGCCGGCATAAAACGTCGTGCCGTCGGTGGACAGGCGCAGCACCGCCGAATTGGTCGAGGTATTGGTCGTAAAGATCGAGCCGACGAGCTGCACCGCCTTGGCGAAGGCCGGCACCGCAATGTCGTGGTTTGTGACGCCGGCAAGGTCGTAGGTCCGCTCTTTCTGCTGCCATGCGCCATTGATGCGCGTGTATTGCCATGAGTCGCTAGGCGCATCCGTAAACGTGCCGGTGGCCACCTGCCATGAGGTGTCCGACCCGCGACGACCGTAGATCTGGCCGTCGGTCGGCGCCTCCGGCATGTTGTTGGAGCCGATGCCGAAGCCGGCAAAAATCACCCGCCCTGCCGTAAAGGCCGATCCGCTGCCGGTCGATGTCCAGGCGACCGGAATCGTAAAATAAGCGCCGTTGTCGACCGCCGGTCCGCTCGTCTGGTAATACTGGACATTGGCGGCGTTGGTCTTGTCCTGCACCAGGATCTTGACGCCGGTGGCAATGATTTTCAGCGCGTTGGTGATGTCGATGCCGACCGCGTTCGTCTCGTGCAGATAGAAAGCGGTAATCGCGCTTTGCGTGGCGTTGTTGCCGCGCAGTTGCCCGGTCGATGGCGGCGCCGTGGTCGTCGTCGAATAAGTGTACTCCGCCGTCGACATGCCGCCGATGCCGATGGCGGCGACCGCATTCGAGACAAAGGCCGTCGTTGCGATCGAGGTGTCGTTGTCGCCCGCAGTCGGTGTCGGCGCCTGCGGATCTCCGGTAAAGACCGGCGAGGCCAGCGGCGCCTTGTTGTTGAACGTGGTCCAGTTGGCGGACGTCAGGTAGCCGTTGACCGAGGCCGAGGCCGCCGGCATCGAGATCGCCGGATTGGCCCCGCCGCTGGACACGACGGGCGGCGTGCCGGTGACCGATGACACCCCGCCGCCGCCGCCGCCGCCGCTCGCAATCTCGATCCACGCCGTGCCGTCCCACCAGATCGGTTGCCCGAGCGTCGTATCGAACGCCGGAAAGCCGGTGTCGGCCTTGGTCAGCCGGGTCGGGCGGTCGAGCGTCGTCGTCGTCAAGCGGTACCAGCGATAGAACTGATCGAGCCATTGCCACCACGGTTGTGTGATCTGCCCGGCAACGGTGTCGACGAGCGGCACGTCGAGTTCAGGCTTGACCGGCTTCGTTGCATTGAGTTCCGGCCGCGGCGTCAGCGCCATTTAGGTCGGCCTCGTTTCGACTTCCATCGTGGCCCCGAAAAACACCACCGGCACAGGATCGGCAAAGTCGACCCGCCATCTGCGCCCGGTTTTTGTGGTCATGCCGGTGCGGTTGACGCGCACGTCCCAGCCGTATTCGCCCTGCCGCCCGAGGGTGCGCCGCAAGGGGCGGCTCCACGTCCCGCCGCCGTCGTCCGACCACGAGATCTCGGTCACCGGGTCGGTTTGGATCGGATCGAGCCCGGTGGCAATGCCGGTGCCGGGCGCGAAGGCAAAGTCGGCCCGCGACACCGCAAGGCGCTCCGGAAAGGCGCGCATCAGCTTGGATTCGATCCGGCACGGGATCGGGTCCAGATGTTCGGTTTGCACGTCGGGCGCGATGGCGCGCAGGTGCGTCGAGCCGGTATCGCCGACCAGCCACTTGTCGAAGGCGCGGATCGTGCGATGCCCGCGCCAGGTCAAAAAGCCCTGGCTTTGCCGCTCGTGCCAATTGCCGGTCGACGTGTTGTACTCCCAGCAGCGCTCTTGCGGGGTCGTGCCGTTGGCGCGAAGGCCCCAGATCGAGTTTCCGAAAAAAGTATAGACGTAGGCGGTCAACTCCCTCGGATCGGGCACGCTGGCGATAAAATGCTCGACCGCGCGGGTCGAGACGATGACCGGCTCGTAGCCTTTCAATTGCCGCACCGTGCCGTCGGAGGCGACGAACAGCGGCAGTCCGTCCCAACCGTCCGTCTCGGAGCCGCCGGCCGCCGCAAACGTGCCGATCAGGCCGACCGGGATGACCGCAGCGCGAGCGAGCGGAAACGGCGAAGAGCCGACGTCCTGGAAGACCTCGATCGACGCTGGCCCCATCGCAAACAGTTGCCGCCCCGCGACGATGCCGCGCAACAGTCCGTCCGGATTGGCTTCTGCGGTCGCCACCGAGAGCGGATCGACCGAGAGCGAGTTAAGCTCAGTCGCGATAATCCGGCCCGAGCTGTAGGTAAACAACAGGTAGCCGTCCATGTGGCAGACGCTCGACGGCCCACCGGTCAGGTCGCCGTCCGAGTATGGCGTCACGGCGGTCGGCGTCACCGAATAGGCGCCGAGTTCGCTCACCACCACGAGTCCGCGCGGCGGCGTTGCCTGTTGATTGTTCTTGCCCCAGGTGACGCGGTCGGTGCCGGGCAGCGTGCCGGTGAGCGTCGTCACGGTGCCGTCGGCCTCGATCCGTTTGACGCAATCCTCATAGGCCGCATAGACGAAGCCGTCGCTCTCGATCATGCCGCGCGGATAGTTGACCCCGACGTCGCAAAAGAACTCGGTGCCGGGCACGCGCTTGTAGACCGACTGTTGTTGCTCCTGTTCGAGGTAGACATTCAAAAGCCGCCCTTGGCTTTCGGCAGGCGGATGCGTGTTCAGAAAATAGTGCAGCGATGAGGTCGGAAACTCGATCGGCGTGGCTGGCATCAGAAGTAATGACTCCGCTGCACGTGATAGAGCGGTTTTCCGACCCACGTCAGGCGCAGCCGGTTGTTGAGGCTGTTGATGATGGCGGGCTCGACGGCACCGAGCCCGAAGTCCGCCGAGACGTCGGCCGCCAGCCGGTTGGCAAGCGGCAGAAAGATCAGGTCGGGGATGGCCTCGACGTCGGCGACAAAGACAACCTCCTGTTGCGCCAGTTCCTCAAGCAGCGGCCCGAGATGATCGCGCAAAAGCTGCGCGTCCTCGGCCGAGGGGTCCTGCCCGGCGCCGACCCGTTGCAGCCGCTCAAGCGCGCTCGTGATGAGGTTCAGCGAGGTCTTGGGCATCAGACTTGCTCCGGATCGTCCCAAGGCTCTTCGGTACCGACATCGGTGACGACTTCCTCTTTCTCGGCCTTGGCGTCTGCGCGCTCTTGCTCGCGGCGGGCTTTTTCGGCGTCGCGTTGCGCCTTGTCGGCCTCGCGTTCGGCCTTTTCCGCCTCGCGCTCTTCGTCGGTCTTCTTCGGCCGCCCGCGCTTTTTGGGAGCGCCGTTTTCCTCGTCGCCCTCGACTTCCTCGAACGCCTCCTCGAAATGATTGCGGAGCTTGTTGGCGGCGTACTCGTCCGGCACTTCCGTCACTTCGCCGCGTTTGAACGAGCACCCGTAGAAGGTGACGCTCTCGTCCTTGAATTGCTCGCTGCCGACATATTTGAATTTCGCCACGGGGTTCTCCTCGTCGGGAAGCAGCCAATACTTGACCACAACAGGCATTCCTTAAGTAGATCCGGGCGCTATAGGTGCGCCCGGATAGTAATGCTAAGCAGACGCAACCGCGGCGAACCACCCCGTTATCACGCCGTTGTCCTTCAACACGTCGAGATCATTGGCGCCCGTACCGAATTGGATCTTGCGCACGCCCAAAATCCCCTCGATGGCGATGCCGTACTTATCCCCATAGTCGAAGGTCTTGGTAATCGTCGACCAACGCTTGCCGTAGACGACTGCGAGCGACTGCGCACCGCACAAATACACGGGCGCCGTCTCAATCGTGCCATTCGTGGTGAAGCCAATACCTGGAACTTCTTTGATGATCATGCCGTCCCAGAGAATATCACCCCCCTCAAAAAGCCGGTTATTCTCGACTTCCAGGGAAACCTCGCGCTGTGCTTGCGTGATCGTGGCATTCGTCTTGAGATCACGGAACGCCCGCGAGTTGGCATACACGACGTAGTACCGGCGCCCCTTCGTCTTCTCGACCCTGATTGGCGTGATTTTCGGGTCAGCCAGGACGGCCATTTCCTTCATGAGCGACAACGCTTGCGGCGTTAGCTTGTCGGCCGCGTTGTCGATGGTAATCAGCGCGTTGGCGTGCGTGACAGCGCCCGCCGT